AGTTTGGAACGGATTTACCTTTTACAGAAGAGCAAGTAAAAGACAAAAAAGAACCATACAACATTACTCTTGGCGGCGTTGTTTGGAAAATCGTAAATAAAGATCTAGCAAATGTAATAGAAGAGTCAAACGATCCTACTTCCAATAACTACATGAAAGTTAGTGCCTCTTGGGAGCTAGGATTTAATGATTTTGAGATAGCTGTCTTAGAAGGCGGCGAGAAAAATATAGAGAATGCTTCTATCATTTCTGACAAAGAAGAGATTGAGAAGATCAAAGGCAAATTAACCGGATACGGAGGCAGCGGAAGAATAAGCGAAAATCAATCTGTTTACCGTAAAATTAAAGGAAGAGTGCTTCCTTTAGGAGTTGGCTTAACTGCGAATCCTGCCGCTGATGTCGCCGGTGTTAGTATTAAAAAACTAGAATCAGAAGAAATGATACAGCAAAAAGCAGAAGAAATTTCACAAACCCTAGAATCTAATGTAATTATCGAAAGAAAGAATATGAAAATATCTGAAGTATCGCAAATTACTGATGAGTTGCTTAAAGAAGCAACCGCTTCTTCCATCAGAGATTTCATTGGAGAGCAACTCAAAGAAGCCTCTGAGAAATTTGCTGCTGAGAAGAAAGCAAAAGAAGACGCAATCAAGAATGCTGAAGAGAAGTACGCTAGTCTCTCTACTGATTCTGAAAACCTAAAGAAAGAACTTGAGACCCTCAAGCAATCTTTAGAAACCCTACAACAAGAAAAAGCTTCTAAGGAGAAGCAAGAACTATTCTCTTCCAGAATGGCTGGGCTTGATGAAGAGTTTGATCTTGATTCAGAAGATAGGGAAGTAATTGCTAACGATATCAGAGATTTAGACGATGATTCTTTCGCCGCCTACAAAAAGAAAATGGGCGTTCTAATGAAGGAGAAGAACAAAGCTTATAAAGCCTCTAAGATGCCAAAAGAAGAGAAAAAAGAGACAATGGCTACAGAGGACAAGCAATCTGTTGCTTCTACCGAAAATGCTACTGTCGTTGATGACGCTATTAGCAACGGAACTCAGCAAACTGACAAGATCACTGCTGGCGTTGTTACTCCATCAAAGACAATTAAGCAAAAATATCAATCAGCTTTTAATGACGAAGGCTTCGTTATTACAAAATAAACAAACAATAAATATATAATAGGAAAACACTATGCCATATTCATCTACTAAAAGATTAATTAAACCATTTCGTGGTTATGGTGAGCATGAAGTTATCAACATGTTCGCTTTTGATCTCGAAACTGTAAACAAAGGAACTTTCGTTAAAGTCCTTGGCTCAGGTTGGAGAAACACTGACGACGCTCTAAACATTCTATCAAATGGTGCTGTAGGAGCTTCTTACAGCAACGTCGTTTCTGATCGTTATTCCACCACTGCTCGCGTTACTACTGCTGGCACTGGAGACTTGGGCAAGGTTATCGGAATCCTTCTCAATGACGTTCGTGAAACAGACGAAAACGGCGAGAAACTTATCTATAACCCTCGCAAAGCTGCTGAGTTGAGCGCAGTTGTCTCTGGACAAACTGTTCCCGTTCTCAAGCGCGGCATCATCTTGGCTTATGCAACTGGAGCTACCGCTGGTAACTCCGCTTTCATCAATGCTAATGGTGAATTGGAAACCAATGCTGCCATTTATGGTGGTAGCGGTGGTGCTAAGGTTGGAACTTATTTAGGTTCTGCTGATACTGATGGCTATGCCTTATTGAACCTCGACCTATAATAACCAACAAGAACAACTAACTAATTAACTAAATAATATGAGACTTAAATTAAAAAATACGCCAGAACAAGTAGAGCTAATCAAAAAGGTTGGTTCTCGCAATGTCGTTGAGTCCGCTGAAGCTATGGAGGCTTTGGCCGCTTTCGTTGGACCAGTTATCCAAAAGGTACTCGCTCAAGCTGGTACTGCCGGTATGATTTATAGAGATATGGAGTTTAATGAGGACGATAGTCCTTCTTATCCTCTTGATCTCTATTACAATGAGGCTGCTGGTCTAGTTTCCGTCTGGGCACAAAATGTTGCTGGTGGTCTACCCTCCAACTACATGGATCAACCAGTTCAAGAGTTGAAGATTGCTACTTATCGTCTTGACTCTGCTGTTTCCTTCAACAAGAAGTATGCTCGCAAAGCTCGTCTTGACGTAGTTAGCGGAGCTTTGGATCGTATGGCTCAAGAGGTTCTTGTTAAGCAAGAGCGCAATGCTTGGGCTGTTATTCTTAAGGCTCTAGCCAACGCTTCCACCAAGGATGGACGTTCAGTTGCTTTCGGAACTTCTGGAGCTTTGAAGCACATTCTCTCTCCTGCTCAAACTTTCTCTGGAGCTACATTTAATCTTCAAATGTTAAATGATTTGATCCTCCGCACCAAGAGAATTAATGTTTCTTTTGCTGGTGGTACTCCTTCTGATAATTCTGCTCGCGGCTTGACTGATCTTTTCGTCAGTCCTGAAGCTAAAGCCAAGATTCGTCAGTTCTCATTCAATCCTCTCTTTGCAACTACTTCCACTACTCAAACTCAATTGTCTGAGGATGTTCGCACTGAGATCTTCAGAGGTGGTGGTATGGAAAGCCTCTTTGGCATTAATATCATTGAGTTGCTTGAGTTGGGTGCAAGCCAAAAGTATAACGTTCTTCTCAGTAACTTTACTGGTGCTAATACCTATACTGATATTAACGGAAGCAACTCTGCTGCTTTCGCCAGCACAGAGGAAATTGCTATTGGACTTGATCTAAGCCGCGATGCTTTCATTCGCCCAGTTGCTACAAACGCTGAGAGCGGTGGACAACTCACTGTTCTTCCTGATGATCAATTCATCACTCGCGCCGAGAAGACTGGATTCTACGGATTCCTAGAGGAAGGCCGTATCTGTATCGACGCTCGCGCTGTCGTCGGTATGAGATTCGATGACGTATAAAATCTAAGTTAGGTTTTAACCCCGGAGGCAACCCCTCCGGGGTTTTTTATTTTACATTTTTAACTATATGTATTAATATAAGGTATGGCTAAAAAGAAGAAGCAAAAGATTGACGACTTGAGTCAAACTCACGCCAAGATCGAAGAAAAAGAATATCAAACTCTTGACCAAATTCTTGGTGATTCTGGTGCTGATAAATATGGTACTTTTAGTGAAGATGAGTATTGGAGTCAGCTAAATGCAATGACTAAAAGCGACCTTCAAAATCATGCTCTTAAGATGAATCTTATTCCCGTTGACAATATGAAGATGCTAAGAGAGCGATTGTTGAACGAGTTTCGCAGATACAATAATTCTTATTTGAGAGTATCCAGCACTAAGAAAGTTTTAGATACTAGTGTTTCTGATACTGTAAAGAAAATTTTAGCCGAAGGAAGATAATACATATATATGGAACAGACTAATCAACAGCAACCACAGCAACCTCCATCTGTAAGAGATCTACCAGATCCTACGCCGCAAATTGCGCTAAACACTTTTGTAGGCTTGGGTCGTCAAAGCAGATTGAGTTATGATGAGCATGTATATCTTGATAAGTGTACTGCTGCTCTTCAAAATCTAATCAGTAACGCAAAGGGACCAGAGATTCCTCCATTCCCAAAGATGCAGGTCTAAAATATTAGATCAAAATATTAGAAACGCAATCTTTAGCTCTCGATTTTTAGGGGGCTAAAGATTTTTTTGTGTAAATAATAATAAGGTATAAGGTTTTAAAATGGCGCAATTTGCTATAGATGAATTATTCACTACGGGCGTTCAGATATCTGGTTTTATATTTGATCGTTCTTACAGTTTAGGAATTGCCGGTCAAGTCCTAACAGCTACGTCATCTGGAGTGATGTGGCAAGCAGATTCAAGCAATGCGGATCTTTCATCTTTAAGTGGACAAATTGCTGCTACTGGAACCTTATTAAATAATAGGATAAATTCTCTTAGCGGTTACTCTGATGCGACCTTCGCGACGATAACGAACCTAGCTACAACTGGTTCTGTCCTTGATACGAAGATCAACACTCTGAGTGGTTATTCCAACGCGAACTTTGCGACGATCCTTAACTTAGCTGCAACTGGTTCGGTCCTTGATACGAAGATTAACACTCTGAGCGGTTACTCCAACAGTACCTTCGCGACGATAACGAACTTAGCTGCCACAGGTTCGACTCTTAACGCTAGAATTAATTCTCTAAGTGGTTATGCAGGTAGCACTTTCTTATCTGGTCAAGGAGTGGCTAATTGGACCGCTCGCTGGAACGGGACTAAAGAATTAATTACAGGTAGTATTTATGATTTAGGAACTGGAGTTGGAATAGGTACGACAAGTCCTTCTGCCAAACTAGAAGTTTTTAGCGGAAATGCTATTATTAGAAATGATAATCCCGGTGGCGTAGCTTCTTTATACATAAGAAATTGGGCAACAAATCCAGCCACCCAATTGGTTTTTGGTAATTCGACTAGTGACGATTCAAGTACTACATTAGATTTAAGTGCTAATGTTTTTTCTATTACGAATTATGGTGATCCGGGTAGTTATATCAAATTTGGAACTCGTAATCTATCAACGGCTGAGATTAGAGTAACAATTGATCCAAGTGGAAGAGTTGGGATAGGTACAGAAATTCCATCTACATTGTTATCAATTGGCGGTGCGGGTTCTACTACTGCTTTAAGTGGTATAACTTTTGGCGCAGATAGTCAAGCTAATTTATATAGAATATCTTCCTCAAGGATTAAAACAGATGGTAATTTTACTATTGATGGTCAAGGAGGAGGAGCTTCTTCTTTAGTATTAAATAGAATTTCTGATTCTTATGAGAATGGAATGACTTTTAATACAGCAGGAGTAACTGACTGGTATTTTTATGTAGATAATGGTAATAATAATTTACAAATACAAAGATCATCTGAATTAGACCCTCGTCCAAGAGTTCGTTTTGATGGAGCCAATAGTAATATTTTATTTAATTTAGGAGGAGGAAATGTCGGCATAGGAACCGATACTCCAGCAGGAAGATTACATGTATCTGGAGCAGATGGTAATGTTCTTTTTTTAAAGCAAGGAGTTACTGGTTCTCAGGGGGGTATTTATTTTGAAAATGCAGATGGTTTTGCCACTTCTTCTGCTAGACTTTACTTCATAAGTGGTGATTCAGTTTTATTTACAAGAGGTCCAAGTAATTTGGCTTGGAGTGTGTCTCAAAATGCAAATGTTGGAATTGGAGTAAGTAATCCTTCTGAAAAATTAACAATCACTGGTGCCGTTAAGATTTTAACAAGAGATGGAGCTAATTTTAAAGTTGGTGATGGGTCAAATAATAATACATTTTTAGAAATTGACTATCCTGACATTTCTAGTGCTAATGCTTATTTTAGATTATTTAGAAATACAAATACAAACGGTGGGAAGTATTTTCAAATACTTAAAGGAGATGGCACTGCTGGATCTCAAACTCTTTTAAATGCCAATGGAGATTCCCATATTAATGCAGTTGCAGGAAACCTTGGAATAGGAACAGATAGCCCCACTCAGAAACTTCAAGTAAGTGGAACAGTAAAAATACAATCATTAGGAGTTTATTCTGATCCTACGGATAATGCAGCGTTCTTAAATTACGACACAAACGGCGGAATATTTACGCTTTCCGCTAGGAGTGATGCTGGTAATACCTATATGGCCTTCAGAACTTCTAATGGAGGTACTGGAAGCGAAAAAGTTAGGATAACAAATAATGGAAACGTTATTATCGGTAATACTACTGCTTACGCAGGATTAACAATATCAGATGTTGCAGCTAATGATGGAAACGACAGTTTAGCATTTTTCTATAGAGGAACAGCGGGGGCGCATGAATCTTTAATTAGATTTTATGACTTTAGAGGTCAGAATAATGCATCAATTGGAAATCATTTGCAAGATGATGGTGTAGGTACTCAAAAAGCTGATTTAGTTTTCAAAACCGCTCGTAACTCTTCTCCTATAGAGAGAATGCGTATTACAAATGCTGGAAGTTTACTAATAGGAGATACCACACAAACATATGGTCCTACAACATTGGGTTATATGTTTGGAGTAAAAAGTCAAGTATATCAATCATTTATATCTATTGCAAAATCAGGACAGACTTTAGATTCAGGAGGCATTATTTTAGGGTTAGATACGACGACGGCATACCTTTGGGCAAGAGAAAATATACCTATTAGTTTTGGAACTAATAATAATGAAAAATTTAGAATTTCTGCGGATGGAAATCTTGGTATAGGCACAGCTTCTCCAACCACCCTCTTGTCAGTTGGTGGAGCAGGTTCCACTGCCGCCGCAAGCGGTTTGACTTTTGGAGGAGATGCTCAAGCAAATTTATATAGATCTGCTGAAGATACAATTAAAACAGATGGCTCTTTAGAAGTCACTACTAATTTAAATATTGGAGCAGATCTTTATGTAGCTGATGAATTAGGAGTTGGCGTACCAATTGCTAATAAGAGAGTTAATTATGGCGCACAAATTGCTACTGCTAATGCCTCTATTCAATTAGTTCTAGGAAGAACGGCTAATGCTACTGGCCAAGGAGCAATTGGAGCAGATGCGAATAATACTTTTGCTGTATGGAATGTAAGCGGCGGACTTTCCAAGCAAATGGTGGTTTCTCAGCAAGGAAATGTTGGCATAGCAACAGATAATCCAGTTGCTAAACTTCATATTTCTGATCCAAGTAATAATGAACCTTGGATGTTGTTGGACATAAATGATACTTACTTTAAAAGAATAGTCTTTTCAGAGGAAAGAGCCGCTTATGGAAATACTGGTTATGGAGGTTATATTGGTTATGATGCTGATGCAAACACGGTATCTCTTGGAACATATCATGCTAGTGGGCATTATCGATCTTTAAATATTAAAAGAGAAGATGGTAACATTGGTATAGGCACAACAAATCCAGTATCTAAATTAAATATATTTTCTGAGACTGGAACTTCTCAAATTTTTAATCAACTTCAATTAACTAATTTAGGTACACTTAACCCCGGCAATATAGTAGGCATAGGTTTTGCTGCTGGCGAATCGACTCAGTATGGAGTAAAAGGCTCTATTGGTTTTGAAAGAACAGATAATTACGGAAGAGGATCTTTAATATTTTATACAAATAATACTGCCGGTACTGAATCAGTTTCTACAAGTAACGAAAGACTTCGTATTGCAGCAAATGGAAATGTAGGAATAAATACTGTATCTCCTAATTCTACTTTAAGAATAGATGGAAGTTTTTCTCAAAGAGCAAATGGAGGAGTATTTCAAGAATATAAAAATGTTACTACTTTTAATTTAGATAATTATGGTGTTGGCGGTTATGTAATTCAAACTCCTTTTAAATTAGGTGTTAATTATGAAATGTCAATTGTCCATGTAAAAGGATATAACTATGGAAATTCTTCACTTTACGATTTTAAAGTTATTTTTTATGATTACGGTCCTAGCCATGCGCCCATCAATTATTCTTTAATTGATTTAGGAAATGATGGTTCGCCAAAATACCTTGCTAAAGATGCCAACAATAATTTAGCTATTTGTTTTGGAAATAGTGGAGATTCTAGTTATTTTAATAGATTTACTGTAGACTGCATTACAACGAGAAATGGTTCTAGCGATTATTCTCAAGGTTGGTCAGCGTATCAAACTACTGGTTTAAATTATGGATTTGCTAGTACTGGAGTTTATCAATTAAATTCTCCAATAAATTTTAGAACTAGTAATTATGTAGGCATAGGTACAACAAATCCTCAATATAAATTAGATGTAAAAGGAGACGTATTTGTTCAAGGGAATTTAAGAGGAGATGATGGAGCTAGAGGTTATCTATTAGGTAAAGACACTTTAATAGGAGGAAGGTCTTATTTAGTATTAGATCCAGATAGTACTGATGGTGTTGGTGCTGGCAGTGATTATCTATATATAGCTCAAGAAAATACAACTGGAGTAATTAGTAATTCTGCAAATGGAGCAATTGTTTTTAGAGGCGGTTCAGAAAGAGTTCGTATAGACACTTCTAATGGTAATGTAGGTATTGGCACATTTAATCCGGGCTACTTATTAGATCTATATAAAGTTCCTGCTACTTCAGGCACTTTGCAGCCAATGCTAACGCTTAATTCTGATTATGCTAGTGCTACTACTACTAATTTTGGATCATCTATTGTATTTAAAGGAAGAACTGCTGGAAATGAACTTCAAGAAAATGCTCAAATAGCAGCTTACAATGAAAATGCAAATGATAATGGTTACGCTTTAGGATTTTATACTCGTCCTTCTGTTGCTGGTGGATTGCAGCAAAGATTAACTATTTTAAGAGGCGGAAATGTTGGTGTAGGTACAACAAATCCTCAGACCAAGCTAGATGTTCGTGGAACTCTTTCTGTATATCAATCAGCCGATAGTGATTACATTTATTTTGATCATGCGGGAGTTAATACTTGGCGCACAAGAGTAACAACAGATAATACAAGTACTTATGTTATCGGAAATGATGCTCCCGGAGTACCTCTTGCAAATAAAATATTAAATATAACTAATGCTGGCAAAGTTGGAATAGGTATAGTTAGTCCCGCAACATTACTTGGTATTGGAGGAGCAGGTTCTACAACCGCAGCAAGCGGATTAACTTTTGGAAATGATGCTCAAGCAAATTTATATCGTGTAGCAGAAGATACAATTAAAACAGATGGATCTCTTACAGTTGCTGGCTTAATTTATAACGGAAATAACGCTTACTATTCTTCTGTCGCTAAATCAACTACTGCAAATTGGGGTCAATATACAGTATTATTAGGAAATAATAGTTACTCTAATCAGCTTATACAAGTTACTGTTGATGGTGGTAATGTATCTTGGAATGGTATTTTTGTTGCTAATGCTTCTAATTCTTACCGTCCAACTGACATGTGGGGCAATGTTAAGTTATTAGAATGCTCTACTTATAACTGTAATACTGATGATGTTATATTAAATGTAATGTCTAACACTGCTCCAAATGGTTATGGATCAGTAGCTTTAGTATTAAAAACTAATGGATTAGTAAATGGTAGTTATGGCACTGGATACGCTAATGTAATTACGGTAACGTCAACTGGCCCAACACCAAATTCTTTTGTATTATCTTCAAGTTCATGGACTTCGCCTTATACTTATGTCACTTCTACTTCTGAAAATACAAAACAAATATATACTACTGAATCAGGAAGAGTAGGAATAGGAACATTTGCTCCTGCTTATAAATTAGATATAACTGGTCCAGCTACAGCAAATGGATCTACTCTTAGATTAAATGATGCCGCTTCATTATCAGATTCAAAACATCTTTTATTAACTAGGCTTACAGCTACTGGATGGATTGGTGTCGCTGGTTCTCAAACAAATGACCCATTATGTATTTCAAGAAGTAATGGTTATGATTTAATAGTTGATTCAAATGGTAAAATTGGCGCAGGAATATCTGCAAATCTTTCAGGAAATGTTCATATTAAAAATGCTAGTGCAGGAGATCAAACTCTTTTAGTTTTAGAACACTCTGCTGGTTATGGCACAAATACAGAGAACAGAATTGATTTCTATGATGATGAAGCTCATAAAATTGCAGCAAGAATAGCCCAATATTATTCAGCCGTAGCAGGTAACAGATGGGGATTAAAATTTTATACCAATTCTAGTGCTGCAATTAACTCTACTCCTGCTTTAACTTTGATGGGCAACAATAATGTTGGAGTTGGAACTACGAATCCAAATTATCAACTTACTGTAATTGGCGCAAATCAAGCAACCGCAAATGTAACTGATGCAGGTAACAAAGGCGGCTCAATATTAGTAGCAAGTTCTTTAAATAACTCAAATCAAGGTGGTTCAGTATTGTTTGCAAATGTAAATGATGCTGGAACATATACTCCTCAGTGGGCAATTAAATCTTTGTTCTTGAATGGAAATGGATATGGATTAGGCGATTTAGCTTTTTCATCTAGAAGAGCTACTGGAGATACTAGTTTAACGGAGTCAGTTAGATTCACTTATGATGGAAAAGTTGGAATAGGAACAGCAAGTCCCGGTGCTAAATTAGATGTAAATGGAGATGTATATATTTCGCCTAATACTGCTGGCAAAAATACATTTATACTTTCAACCAATGCTTCTAATGATGCTCGTTTGTTAATGAGAAGTGATACTACTACCAAAGTAGATATTCAAGCAAATGGCACATCTTATTTTAATGGTGGTAATGTAGGTATAGGAACTGCTTCTCCAACTACTCTCTTGTCGGTTGGTGGTGCCGGTTCTACAGGACCAGCAAGTGGTATAACTTTTGGCGGAGATGCGCAAGCTAATCTTTATCGTTCGGCAGAAGATACTATTAGAACAGATGGTGCATTTATAGCAGGTGGCTATATTAGAGCTTTAAGCTACGTTCAACTTTTAACTAATTTATATCCTGATTCTTATACAGATAATTTAAATCTTAATATAGGAAATCTTTCAGCAACTAATTGGGAAACTGCAATTAAGATCAAACCCGGATCTTATGTAGGCATAGGCACTACTCAGCCAAGTGGCAAGCTTCATATCGTTTCTTCTATTGCTAATGAAACTGTCCTAAGAGTAGATGGAACGAATGGAACTTTATTATCTGTTGTTGATGATTTAAGTGATTCACTTTTCTCTGTTAATAATGGAGCAGGTCTTCCTGTGTTGGAAGTTTTTGCTGATGACCGTATTGTAGCTGGACAGTACAATAGCGGCGACTTTGTTTTAGTTAACAATAAGATAGGAATTGGTACGACCAATCCAGCTAATAAACTCTCTGTAATTGGCGCGGCAAGCATAGGTAGTAACTCTTTCAATGTCGCCGCTCCTGCAAATGGCTTAACTGTTGAAGGCAAAGTTGGAATTGGAACAAGTTCAGTAGATTCATGGGCACAATTAAAAGTTATTGGTACAACTGCTTTAGGTGGAATTACTTATGTTACTGATAAAATTCAAGCATTAACTGCTTTCCCCGGTTCTGCTACTTCATTGTTATTAAATCCTGATGGTGGCAATGTAGGAATAAATACAACAAGCCCAGCGCAAAGATTGCACGTTCGTGGCGAGCAAGTTTATTTATATAATGATTTAAATACTAGTAATACATTCTTCTACGCAAGAAATTCTGGCGCGGGTAATGCTGGAATCAAAATGAAGAATATAGATGGCGAATGGACCATCATAGCAAATGATCGTTTACGTTTTATTGATGATGATGCGGGGGTTGAGAGATTAAGTATTTTAAGCAATGGTAATGTAGGTGTAGGTTTAACTATTCCTCAAAAACCTCTTGATGCTATTTCTTCAAGTAATGATTTCGTAACTGTTGGAGCAACGTCATTAGGCGTTGGAAATTGGTGCGGTATACATTTTGGATATAGAGAAAATAATAACTTCTATAGAAAATCTGCCATTGTTTTTGAAAGAACAGATTTAACTTCAAGCAACTCTCAAGGCAAAGTTCACATTTTAAATGGACCTCAAGCTGGTTCTAGCAATGCTACTTTATCAGATGCAAAGATAACAATAAATGAAGCAGGTAAAGTTGGCATAGGCACAACAGAGCCATTAAATAAATTATCAGTAATAGCTTCTAATGGTACAGCTTATTATAACAGAACTGATCCAGTAGCTACATTCCAAGGGGCTTCTCCTTCTACGATTTTAGTATCAGTAGATGGCAATGTTGATGGTTACTATGCTGAATTAAAATTAGGCAACGCTCAATCAACATATTATCCATATTCAGCTTATGTAAGAGGTATACAAGGTGCTGGAATAGACTATTATAGACTTGAATTTGGTACATCAGCAGGATCTGCTGCTAATACCAGAATGACAATTGCGAATAACGGAAACGTTGGAATAGGATTAACAAACACACAACATAAACTACAAATTTCAGGCGGCTCTGTTGCTTTCACTAGCAGTACTGGTTTAGCTGTTGAAATGCTTGGAATTACTCCTTTAAATATTGCTTATGTTGGTCCTTATGCGACAACTACAGATGGAAATGCTCCATCATTAGTTTTATTTAATCATGGAGCTTCCGTACAGCAAACTTATTTCTATTCTAGCGGCAGAATAGCGATGGTTCTTAACAAAGAAGGTCGTTTAAATATAGCAGGAAATGCTGGAAATACTCCGCCAGCTTTATTAAATATAGGTCCAACTTCCTCTGTGACCGCTGTAAGTGGAATGAGTTTTGGTAATGATGCTGAAGCTAATTTTTACAGATCCGCAGAAGACACAATTAAATCAGATGGAAATTTAATAGTAGTAGGAAACGTTACTGCCGCAAATCTAGTATCTGGTAATGGTACTTTAAATTATATTACGAAATGGAATGGCACTAAATCAGTAACAAATAGCCAAATCTTTGATGATGGTACTTATGTAGGCATAAATACAGTAAGCAATACAACTTATAGACTTCAAGTCAATGGTAGTTTTGCTGCTACAACAAAGAGCTTCGATATAGTTCACCCAACAGTTTCTGGCAAGAGGCTAACCTATGCCTCTCTAGAAGGTCCAGAAAATGGCGTTTATTACAGAGGCCAAGGTAATAACAATGAAATAAACCTACCTCATTACTGGTCAGGATTAGTTCACGAAGACTCTTTAACTGTCAATTTAACAGCAGTAGGCAAGCGCAAAGATGGAAGAGTTAGAAACTATAGTGTAGATCAAATAGGTCACAACAAAGTGTACATTTATACAGATAGTGATGATAATATATATAATTATTACTATACAATTTTTGCAGAGCGTAAGGATGTTTCTAAACTTGTAACTGAAAGGTATACGGAATAAAAATATGGGCGATATCGTAATTACACCAGCATCTAATGATGTAAATTCAACAGCAGGGACGCTGACAGTCAGGACATCTGACTCTCAGCCTATTTCAATAAAGACTAATGATGTAAATAGACTTTATGTGACTTCTGCTGGAAACGTTGGAATAAATACAACCGCTCCCGCAGAAAAACTACATGTATCTGGAAATGTCATCATAGGAAATAATGTTTATGGAAGTTCATATGGTCAGTATTTAAGGTTCCCTTTCGTCTCAGAGAATTTAACAACAGGCACTTTAAGAGCTTATTTGCAATTTGATTCTATCGAAGACTATTCTGTTAATCTTAGCGATGCTTGGAAATGGAAATTGGGTACAGTTGCAAGGGCTGGAAATGCTGGAAATTATAATTCACAATTTGAAATACTTAGAACCACTAGAGTTGGGGTTACAGACAATACTGATTTTGCTATAAGTAGAGATGGATGCGTTGGAATTGGAACGGTATTGCCTTCTGGAGGTTTGCATATTAATAATGCTCAGGGAGCTTTTTCTGAAGTAGTAAGACTTCAAAGAAATGGTGGAGTTTTTTATTCTGTTGGTCTTGATACTAACTTTTTAAATATTGCTTATAATGGAAATACAAATGGAAGTAATATTTTCGTTCTTAGAAATAATGGTTTTTTAGGTTTAGGAAATCTACAAACTGCTCTTTTTAATTTAGACATTGCTTCTACTCAAGGGCAGGGTATTCAATTAAGATATGATACTACTACTGGTTATCGCGCTCAAATTACTCCTTATTGGAATAGTAATACAGACACAAGAATAGACTTTGCTATTAATAGATCAGCTAATCTAGTAGCTGATGTAATAATGTCGGTTGGTTATGCTAGTAATGTTGGCGTTGGCACGACAAGACCTGTACAAAAACTTCAAATTGAAGGTACAGTTGGAAATCCTGCTTCTATTACCACAACTCAAAGTGGAATTTTCAGAATAAGCAATACTACAGACAACGCTGTCCTAGATTTTGGCATAAGGGCTGGCGGAAATGGTGCTTGGATTCAATCCACGGACGAAACAGATTTAAGTGCAAACTATCCATTGTTATTAAATCCAAATGGTGCAAATGTTGGTATTGGA